AAAAAAATTAGGTAACAATTTATACGTATCACCCGAATTAGAAGAACTGTGGCCCCACGGGTTCCACAGAATAGGCAGCTGCACGTATGAAAGTGCAGCATATGTAGCTCGCTACGTAATGAAAAAGGCGAAAGGGGAGGCCGCTGCCGACCAATATATCTCGCCAGAAACAGGAGAGATCGAATATGATCTCGATAACCAATACGCAACAATGTCCCGCCGTGCGGGAATTGGAGAGGCATGGTATTGGAAATTTGGGTGGACTGACGCACACCGTCACGATTATATAGTCCACGAAAATATAAAAATGAAAGTACCAAGGTACTACGATAAACAATTAGAAAAATATGATCCTGATTACTATCAGGAGCTAAAAAATAAGCGAAAAGCGGAAGCGCCAGAAGTAATTACAGAATACAATAAAGCTATGGATCAGCTATGGGTGTCAGAGGAAATAAAAATAAAAAAATTAGAAAGGCTGATCCGAAACCTGTAAAATGTCATGAAATGAATCGTTTACAGGTCAACAAGAGTCAAAACAAATAGTTACATATATAATTGACTCGTAATGTATATTATGCGTAAAATCCCCTTGAACATATATTTCAAGGGAGTTGGAAATGTCGAAAGTATATTACGCAGTATTTGATAGAAAAGCAGAAATGTATTCACAACCTTTTCTAGAGATTAAAGATGGAACAGCAATTAGGGCTGTTCAAGATATAGTGATTAATAACAAAGATCACGCATTCGCAAAACACCCTAGCGATTTTTCGCTACACAGACTGGGTGAGTTTGACGAAGCAACCGGTGTAATTACCGGAAAAAACAAACCAGAAAAAATCATAGAGATTGAAACACTAGGAGAGTAAAATGCTCGGTGGACCAACAGGTAGTTTACCTACAACCCTTTCACACGAATTCAGCCGCGTACCACAAGCGGAAATTCAACGTAGTACATTCAACCGTGTTCACGGATTGAAAACAACATTCGATTCAGGGTATTTGGTCCCTATTTATGTAGACGAAGTTCTTCCAGGTGACACGTTTCAGTTAAACGCAACGGGGTTTGGCCGTTTGGCCACCCCGATTTATCCATTGATGGATAATGCATATGTTGAAACATTCTTTTTCTTCGTTCCAAACAGGCTGCTTTGGGACAATTGGGAAAAATTCAACGGAGCACAAGATAATCCGGGTGACAGTACAGATTATTTGATTCCACAAATACAGAGCGCAACAATTACAGGCAACTCTCTTTACGATTACATGGGGCTGCCGACAGCAATAGCAGGTATTGATTTCAATAACCTGCATGGCAGAGCGTACAATTTAATCTGGAACGAATGGTTCCGAGATGAAAATTTACAAGACAGTATTACAGTAGATAAGGGTGATGGGCCAGATACCCTCACCAATTACACATTACAAAAACGCGGCAAGCGGCACGACTATTTCACATCAGCGTTGCCTTGGCCGCAAAAAGGCGATGCTGTTAACCTTCCATTAGGTACAGCAGCACCAATTAAAACAGACGTTACATCTTATGGATCAATATTGTCCATTTTAGATGGAAACGATGCATATAAAGGTATGATTCCGGGTGCAACAACGGAAATCAACCAATCGGGAAACAGCGCATTAGAAGCTAATAGACTATATGCAGATTTGACAGATGCAGCAGCTGCAACAATTAATCAGTTGCGCGAAGCATTTCAAATTCAACGATTATACGAGCGTGACGCTAGAGGCGGAACAAGATACACCGAAATTCTACAATCACATTTCGGAGTAACATCACCAGACGCACGTTTGCAAAGACCAGAATATCTGGGCGGACAAAAAACAGAGCTGCAAATGCAGCCAATTCCGCAAACAAGTGCGACAGACAGTACATCACCGCAAGGTAACCTATCAGCAATCGGCACATTGCAAAGCCGAGGCGGGTTTAGCAAATCATTTGTAGAGCATGGCGTATTAATCGGCATGGCATGTGTATTTGCAGATCTAACATATCAACAGGGCATGAATCGCATGTGGTCACGACGTGATCGCTGGGACTTTTACTGGCCCGCCCTCGCCCATCTCGGCGAACAAGCAGTATTGAATCAGGAAATATATACGCAGGGCACAAGTGCTGACACACAAACGTTTGGATACCAAGAACGTTATGCAGAGTATAGGTACAAGCCAAGTCAGTTAACAGGTAAAATGCGGTCAAACGCAACAGGGTCATTGGATGTATGGCATTTAGCGCAAGATTTCACAGCGCTGCCGTCACTCAATGCTTCATTTATTGAAGAAAACCCACCAATCGATCGAGTTATAGCAGTAACCGACGAACCACAAATGATTTGGGATTGGTATTTCGATTTAAAAACAACACGCCCAATGCCGGTGTACAGCGTTCCGGGCTTAATTGATCATTTCTAGGTGAAACATGAATGGAATTCAGTGGAGCATTATTATTAACGTGGCTAGGAAGTTTGCTCTTCCTGCCATATTTGGTGCGGCTGTCATGTGGCTTATTCATCATAATATGCAGCCTTGGGCTGATGTCCTTTGTGCTGTTGGCGATGCACTTCTTATCAACGTAGCGGAGTGTAAATAATGGATCCATTTACCGGTGCATTAATAATGGGCGGAATATCCGCATATGGCGGTTATAGAGCCAATCGCGAAAATAGAGCTAGTACTGGACGCCAGATGGCGTTCCAAGAGCGTATGAGCAACACCGCACACCAAAGACAAGTTAAAGACCTTCGAGCAGCTGGTATCAACCCCATCTTATCAGCAAAACTAGGTGGAGCTTCGACCCCGCAAGGCGCGAGCTACACCGCTCGTAATATCGGAGCAGATTTTGGACAAGGATTCTCGCAAGGGTCATCAGCGTTCCAAGCGCAAGCGCAAACCAAACAAATTGGTGCACAAACTAAAGTAACAAAACAACAAGAAGCAAAATTAAAACAAGAAATTGTTCAAATGAAAGATTTGCACAACGAACGGTGGCAAAGACTATTTGCAACAATGGGACCCGATAATATAGCAGCCTCGGTTGCTGCGTCATTAAGCGGGGTAAATGTAAGAGTATTATTGAGCAACGTTGCGCAAGAAATTGGCGTCAACGAAAAAGCAGCTTTGGAGCAATTACTCAGAGCAACACAAGCGCAAAAGTCACTAATTGCAACAAATGCAAGCGCGGTGGAACAAGTCATTAAAAGGGTTTTTAAACCCTCAAATATGCAAAACGATAAATACAGCAGGAGTGCAAGATGACAAAAGTAAAATTTAGAACCGGATACGGTGACCGTAAACGCGAAGGGTTTGAAACAACAGGCGAAAGCCTAACACAACAATCGCACGCGGCAGCGGCCGACGTGCGTAACATTATTAAGCAATATGACCGAACAGGTCTAATTGCGAATGTAAATAAAGGAATAGCGCAATATGGCGATTATTCAGAAATCAATGAGTATGCAGAGTCTCTTAACATGGTTCGCCAAGCGAATGAAAACTTTGCAGAACTACCGAGTCATATTCGGGAACAATTCAACAATAATGCTGGATTATTTTTTGAATTTGCAACCGATCCGAAAAATTCGGAAAAAATGATTAAAATGGGGCTTAAAGAAGCTCCCGTAATCGTGGAGGAGGCCACGACAAAAAGCGAATCCGCACCTCCCGCTCCTCAGGAAGCTGGGGAGTAAGGATTCGCAGGCCCAGTTAACTGCTTGATGTTAACTGGGCCTACTGACACCAAAGGAGGTTAAGGTGGAACAGATCAATTATAATTTAGTCCAAGGTAAGAACGCAGGCGAAGTTAGCAGATGGCACAAAATTGGCGAAGCCCGGAAACATGACAATGGATTTTGGGTTAGAATGGACGTAATGCCAATTCCAAACGAAGAAGGTCAAATTTGGTTACAATTATATGAAAGGCAATATGATGAAGTACCGGAAGAAAATGCCGAAGGGCAAAAGCAAAAGAATGTTTACAAAAACAGCCATGGCAGTAAAGCCAAGTAACTTTGCAAAACCAATGCGGGGTGGAATAAGGCTATAATATGGCATGTTACCACCCCCTACTCGCATTCAAATGCGATGGTAAAGTGGTATTTAATAAACCCTTTGCTTTCGCAAAGGGTTTTAATTTGCCTTGTGGGCAGTGTTGGGGTTGTAGACTCCAACACAGTCGCGAATGGGCAATAAGGTGTATGCACGAAGCCCAGATGCACGAAAACAACAGTTTTATAACCTTAACAATAAATCCAGAGTCATTAGAGCAGCGGGAGCGGCCTTGGTCTCTGGATATCACCGAGTTTCAAAAGTTTATGAAACGACTTCGCAAAAAAACAGGAAAAGATATTAGATTCTTTCATTGTGGCGAATATGGTGATGAAAACAAAAGACCGCATTATCATGCGTTAATATTCGGGTACGATTTCCCAGATAAACAATTATGGGAAAAAAA